GCCCATGATTTTATTCAGCGGGATAACTCCCCTCTGGTTTTTGATTATAGCATAAGCTTTATTAAGATATGTTGAGAATCGTTGTGTTTGTGTTTTGTCGATTTTATCGAGTGGCCAAGAAATAATGATAAAAACAATAACCGTTAAAATGCGGTATTTTAGCTAAAATTTTTGCCGTATTTTTGCCGCCCAAAGAAAAGAGCAGGGATTTCTCCCCGCCCCGTCTTTTAATTTGCTTTGCAGAACCACATTCGGAGTGCCAGCATTGCTCTATGTATACTTTGCACGTTATGAATTTTCCATCCTAAATATATTTTCCATCGGTAATTCGTGTTCAGAATTCGCATAGAATTATATATTTTCCAGTATTTTAAATCCCGCGTAACAAATATATTTCTTTCGGATTCTCCTGCTCTATAATCATCAATGACTACTACATTATCTGGATTGATTGTCGCTCCGAACCAGTCAATTGCAAAACCATATGCACAGTTTCTTGACAGCCAAAACACACGACAACAATATCGCTTCAATTTATCGATTAACGGCAGCGACGCAATGTTAATTGATCTTTTCATAACCCGTCCATAGTTCGGATCATATCGTTTCTCCGCCCAGTAGTATTTATAGAAATCATACCGCATCCAGTCTGGTACATATTTTGTCACGCAGTCTTCGCTATCGCATGAATCATCAAATGTTTGCCATTTTCGCAAAAATCCATGCAGTTCCCCGTTTTTGTCGGCAAACAATACTACAATAGGATTTGTGATATAACAAATCACCATACATATTAACTGTAACGGCGCATATAAAAACCATCTCATATAATCCTCCTTAAAAAGAAAAGAGCCCTGATGCAATTTCCACATCAGAACTCTTTTTCTGGTCCGCTTTGTGCAATACGCCACGGTTCAACTAATTATATTATACCATAGATTAAATTTAGGATCACCTCCGGGCAAACGCTTTGCCCACAGCTACAGCAGATACAAAAATCCAGAAATTTCGCTGCCTTGTTTTAATTTTTACTTCTCGTTCCGTCTCTTTCTCGTACTCGTTGAATAATTCTCTGGTTTTCTTCAATGAGTTCTCTGTCACTTCGTTCGATTTCTTTAATTTCTTTATTTGTTCGTTTGCTATCTGCAATTCGTTTTCTGCTTTCGCCGATTTCATCTCGGCTTCGTTCAATTGCTTCTCCTGTTCTATCAATAATCTGTCTTTCTTTTCGCTGTTCACTTTCTGCATTTGAAAGTTCGTTTCTAATGTCGTCAGATCGGTTTCGGAGATCGTGTACTGTGCTTCTGCCCGCACATGCGAACCAGATAATAACGGAGATAACCAAAACGAAAGCAAGACCGCCGATAAAATAAGCCCTTTTCTGATTTTCCACATTTATACCTCCAGTTTTATTTTTTCAATTTCTGCTCTTATCTCCAAGCATTTAAGATAATTCCCCATGTACCTTGCTTGCCTTTCTAATATTTCAATATCGCAAGTTGGAGTAAAATCAAGTGTTCCTGCTTCATATTTAATAAGCATCTGGTGTAATTTGTCATACCGGATTTTTGTTTGGTAGTATTCTGCTTTAAACCTTTCTTTGTAATCTGTACTATCCATCATTTTTACGGTTTCATTCAATTTCATTTCTATCCCTCCATCACGACATCCGCATCAAACAATTTTCCCTCGATATTTTCTGATTTCGTGTACTGCCAGATATGGGCACCTGGATAATCACATTTCGAATCAAACTGCGCACACCATATTGCACAGCCGCCCAGCTGATCAACATATAAAATATTCACCAGCCAGTCATAACAAGAATATAATCCCACATATTTATAACCTGCATCCCACAAGCGATTAATGAAGACGTTGCAGATGTTTGTCAGTTCCTGATTATCCGGCATGCCATGACGTTCTTTGTAACCATCCCCATCTTCCATGTCGAACCATACGCCCATCGGCAATTTATCTGTAGTCAATCCGCACTCTTCAAGCGTCTGAATAACAAAATCCGCCTCGATACCTGCCACATCGTCAGATAATGCATAAGAATAATGATAAATGCCGATTTTTAAGCCGGCTTTTGTTGCGCCATTCACATTATCATAAAACTGGCTGTCTAAGTGCCCCTTGCCATAACCGATCCGGATAATAGCAAATTCAAAACCCGCCGCTTTTACAGCTCCCCAGTCTACCACTCCATTGTTTTCAGATACGTCTATTCCCTTCATTGTTTGCCGCTCCTTTCTCCGCTGCGTCGGAATCACCATTCCGATTTTTATTCACTGAAAAAACTGATATAAAAGTAACAGCCCCGACTACTGCCGGAGCTGCATACTCTTTGAAAAATGTAATCAACTGTGCCGTATTAGCTGTTCCTGTTCGATAAAAATCATGAAGCCATGCTGCGATTACCATAAAAAACAGAATCAAAAGTCCAGTTCCGTAAAGATATACCACTTTCAAAGACGTGTTCGCACGCCTTGAAATACGTGGCACATACCGCGTCCACAGTTTTTTGATTTTCTCCATCATGATTAGTCATCCCTTTGAATATGAAGGTGTTTGAGTTCTTCCATAATCGCTGTTCCCGTACCATTGCCGCCCAACCCATGATAAGCTTCATACATTGTTGATGCACGCTCCATTTCTGTGTAAGTGATATACTGCTTTTTCATAGCGTTGCTGTGGATCCCGATTAAACGGTCTTTGAGCAATGCCCGCACGCCATCTTCGGTTTTTTCTCTGTTTTCCTGTAGCCCCTTGGCTTTATTCCAAAGAAAACCTACAGCCATTGATAAAACGACATATACAATATTACTGGCAATTGGCAGTAATGCATGAAAAAATTCCTGTTCCAATTATTTGATATCTCCTTTCCCTAATGCCTTTCTTGCAATTCTAACTTGTGACATTTGTATTTCATCCAGCCTCTTTCGTTTAGCCTCACTGGATAAATTACTTTTCATGACCGCCTTCTTTGCTTGGTTAATATTCTGAAAAGCTTTCACGGCATTCTTCATCTGTTCAAATTCCCGCGGATCGAATCCATCCATCCGCCTATGCAGTTCCCGCCCCGCATTGAACAGTTTCAGTTGCCTGTCATAGGCATCATAAACTTCCTGTACGCTTTCACTGCTTGCGTATGGCGTGGCGGTAAATCCACGAATCCCCGGCTGTTCAGAAAATCGTTTTGCTGGACGCGTTTCATCCAGTCCTGCCATTCCATCCGTAAGTGTCAATCCCAGTCCGGCAAGACTCCCGCCATATCCGCGGATGGTGTTATCTACCTTGCGGGGAGAAACACCGAACGTTTCGCCTATTTTACGACCGACTGCTGACGTGTAAGGGCCGTACTGCAGTTCGGGAATCGTATTCTGCTGGCTTTGCGGTACGATATCGCGCCCCATAAAGATGGAATGATTGGTCATTGCTTCAATAGCCGGCACTAATGCAGTCGGCAGTAAAGACGGAGCCATAGAATCAAGTACAGAACCGGCAAGTCCCTTAAATCCTACTCCCTTTTGTTTCCTTTTTTTGTCATAATCCCACTGCAGCATACGTTCCGGAACGGTACCGAAAAGAATTCCCAGTTCAAAGGGTTTGGGGATTTTAATCAGTGTATCTTTTGTCGGAATAATCCAGAAAATATCCTTCTGCCACTGCGGTAGTTCCTGATACCGGGGATCGTCCTTGTTGAGTTCCCAGAGCAGGACTGACGGCAAAGTAATCCACATGGCCGTTTTTACTGTCATATCCATCGGATTCGCTTTCCATTCACGGAACATCTTATCCGTTCCCTGAATAGCCGCATTGAAAAATGCAATCGTCTTGTTCAGTGATTTTGTGTGAGAACCTATTCGAGAGAAATCCAACGTTACATCACGGCTTTCAAGTGCCGCTTCTTGAATACTGCCTGGATTTCGCTTTCTGCTGAACAATCGATTTCCGATGCCCGTATATCCTTTCCGGACATTATGAAATTCTGCCAAGCGTGTAGCCATTTCCGTGGCTTCGGATAATCCGCGAAGTACTTCAATCGGATTGGTAGTAATCATCTTTTTGACGCTTGGCCGCTGCAAGAGATCTCTCATTTGCCCGGAAAGGTAATTCCTATCCAGAGAAACAAGATTAGCCTGCGACGCACCGGATCTCATATATTCCCAGTACGTATTTCCTTTCTGCAGATACAGCCCTAATCCTTTAAGAGTGTCTACAACGGGGATAAATCCATGTTTAGAGTAGATTGTAGCAGAAATCATGTCGCGGACAGGATTTCGCAGAATAAATTCCGGTCCCAACGTCGCCCCGGCACGAAGCCATTTTGCCGGATAAGAAAGAAGCTTCGTAAACATGTTTGCACCTTCCGGATTCAGCATTTTAAATGCCTGATACAATTCCGGCGTCGTGTTATAAACGACTTTCTTTCCGTTTCTCCACACACTGAAACTATGATCCGTTACCTTCGCCGCACCGGACACTTTTTCAATCAATGCTCCCATGCCATCAACGTTTGCCAGTTTTACAATAGACTGCCCGACTTTATTCCGTTCGATGGCGCTCATTATTGAGAAAGTATTCCGGATTATTCCTTCCAATGGGTCTACTACATCCAAAGTGCTGCCGCGCATTTTCTTTGTGACGGCCCCCACATTAGCAAATCCTTTTCCTGTTCCATTCCTTTGTGCTTCTGCAGCTTCATAAAATTCACGGAAGAACGGTACATAATGAGGATATTTATTCTTCATAGCCATTGCGGCCTTTACCGATAACATACCGGCATCTACAGCATTTGCAAGCAGGAAATCATTATATCTGTGGATCTCTGCAGCGGCTTTCGCGAAAACAGGATTCTTCTCATAATGCTTGATGACGTCAAAACATTCTGATTTTGTAAATCTCGTAATCAGTGGTGTTTCATCTCGCGGTAAAAATGTATTCCAGTGGTTCATATCCAATTCGCGTAATGCGGTCAGATATGTAGAAAAATCTTTCAGCTGATTATCCGGGATTTTTCGGATAATCTCTTTAAAAGCGGGGATTCTATGCTTGGGCGAACCATTCTGCAGAAGCGCTTCTGCTTTACCTGCCCAACCGCGCGCGAGCCACGCCTGTTTGAATGCGTTTTCTTCTACACTCAGCTTTCTTCCAATACGTTTTTCTACTTCACCGATAAGCTCTTCCAATGGATGAAGCTCATCGACAAGCGTAGTATACGGTTCATGATAAACTTTCCGTGCGACTTCCTTAGAATCCTTAAAGAATTTCAACGTTTTCCGCAGTATATTTTCTTTACCGCCAAAAGAAACAGAACCTTTCATCCGTTCCCATACCGGCTGCGCATACCATTGATGCCCGACATAAGACAATTTGTCTACTGCAGCATGCAGGTCTTTATCACTCTCCAGTATCTGTTTAAACTCTTTATAAAACAGCGGGAAATCAGAAGCCGCTGTTTTACGGCGCGTAACATAATCATGGAAAAATTCAGCAATTCCCTCTTTTCGGATCGTTTTTATACCGCCCTTATTGTAGGCATTCCCGAAACGTTTATGGATAACATTGGAAAATTCCGTATCAAAACCGGGACGATTGCTGAACTTAAACCTTGCATCCACATAGTGGCCAAGTTCATGCATAACAGTTCGGGGATCCCCGAATGTTCTTGTTCGTATAATATCCGTTTTAGGGTTATACCAGCCGTTGGTGCCTTTCTTACCGACACGCCCCTTCTTGATCGTAGCCCCGAAAATGCTATTTACATCATCAAGAATCTGCTTGCGTGAAATCGTCTCTCCCTGCCATGTGGTCAAGTCATTACCGGCCGCCTCCTCAACAGGTCTTGCCATAAATGACCGTTCATCACCCGGCAATTTTACTTTTCCTGTTTCTTCTGCTACAATAGAGTTGCCAGATGGGTGGAGCTGGGTATCCGGCGTTGAACCCCTATCACTGGAGGGTTGCAGAGGATACCCTGACTGACGACCTCGAATATTTTCGCCGACGTAAATTAATTCGTCGGCGTTTTTTATATCTCTTGAAAGCTGATTAATAGCATTGTTGCGATGTCTTGGCTTATCCATAGCCGTACTTGAAGAGATAATTTTCCCTTTATCGGTTTTATCCATGCTAACCGCTATTTGATGTAACAAATTATCTTTTCCGCGCCATAGATTCACATAGAGTTTTCTTCCGTTCTTTTGCTTAAGAATAAAATCCGGATTTTGAACAGTATCTTTTATCAACCCAGTTGCAAATGCACGGCTATCAGAAATAGACATATTTTCGCCATGTCCGGAAGTGAAAGCTTTAACTGCGTCATCTACTGCATTTTTGTTTTCTTTATCAAAAATAACTCTTACTTTTTCTCCCATCGGATCGTCTATTCCGTCAGCAAGTTTAAGCGTTTCCTGACGTGCATATTCAAACTTCTGTTTTTCCGGTAAATCTTTGAATGCGCTATATTCCGTTTCGTCATAAGTACGGAATACTTCCTTAGGAATTGTCCCATCTTTGATACGATTGGACAATTCTTCCGGTGTAATATCTTTCACCGAATCCTTCATGAAGTTCAAATTTGCTTCTTCCGGCGTAGCTTGTTTTACATCTTCGGCAAAATCATTGAAACTGTTCTGTATAGGACGCTGCATAGGGCGGACATTGCGGCCATCATATACCTCTCTGGCTACCTGCTGGCGGTATGCGTCATTGGCTACTGCCGGATCCGGACGTTCATACTGTTCGCGGACAATACGTGCGGCTTCTTCCGGAGTAATATTCGGCTTCTTCCGGAGTGCTTCAAAAGCCGCCCGTTCCGTTGTATTCATCTCTTCGGAAATAAAATCCACCTGTGTACGCCAGTCTTTAGGATCCAGTCCGTTTTCCCGGGCAAATTGCTCTAAATGTGCCTTCCTATCGCCTGTCCACTGCACCAGCCCGTGGGAATTATATCCATCTTTTGAAAGCGCTTCTGTATCAAACATGGATTCCTGCGCAATATTTCCGGTAATCCCTGCCGCTTCGGAATCGGTAAATCCATTCTGACGGAGACGGTTGTAAACATCTGTTTTTATATCTCCTGTTTCGCCGTATTCGGGCGGCAGGTTTGTTTCTTTAAGTGACTGCGTGCCCATCTCAGTATCACGGGCTAAATCGTCAAAACCTGTTTCTCCGCCACGTTTAAAAGAATCAAAAAAACGACCTTTCGCGTTGGCAAGGCCGCTCTTTACCGGATCAATAACATGTTCATTAAACGGTTCCGTTATATGTTCGCGGATGGGCTCACTGATACTCTTAGGCGTTGCTTTTTTTATGCCTTTGGCCGCTCCGTGAATGACCGCGCCCGGCAGGAATACCTTATCCCAGACCTCAAGCGGATTATCTACAAGGCTCTGTACATATTCTCCCGGATTGGTAACAGCTTCTTTAACGGGATTAATGACCGGATCCAAAAGAGCCCCTTTTGCTGTGCTGATAACAGGCGTACCGTCGTCGTTTGCAATGTTCTGGTCATAAGTCTGCATCGTAGAATCGACAAGAGTTGGGACAGCTAAAGCACCGCCTGCCATGCGGACAATGCCGGGCATACCGGGTGTAATGGCTGCGTACCCGGCAGGTTTGCCTACCAGCTCATTGTAGACATTCATTTTTGCCCGGTTATAATTTTCATCTTCGAAGCCTTGTGTCGGGTCTTCCATGTTGATGGATTCTCCGTTGTTATATGCTTCTAAAGCACGCTCTCCGGCCGCTGTAATTTCATTGCCATAATTTTCTATCGCTTTGCCGGCATTAGCCGCATAGTCAGAAAGAGTATTCCATACATTGGCTTTCGTCTTCTCCCATTGTGCTTTGCGTGCCGCACGCCCTTCTTCATAAGCGTCATCGATGCTGTTCAAAAAGCCTTTGGCCTTATCAAGCAAAGACGAATCCTGCGGCGGCTGATTCTTGAATTCATCAAAATATCTTTCACCGCCAGTATTACCGCCAGCGCGCTGAAATTCATCAAAATAACCCATATTTTACCTCTTTACGGTACCCATGCTGCATAGAAACCGAGTCCTTCGTTTCGTAATGCCTGCTGTACTTCTTCTTTGGACATATGCTGCCGCATTTCCATGATCTTATTGCTAAGCCCCTGCTCATCATTCACAAGCTGTTTCTGCCCGCCTGTTACATCTCCCGGCTGTCCGGGCTGCTGCAAGCCTAAAACCTGTTGCAGCTGTGCATAATAAGGAGATTTTGCGGGATCGAAATCATCATCATACATATGTTGCTTCTCGTACATCTGCTGCAAGTGACTTAGCTGTGAAACAATTTGTGAATTGTATCCGCTTGTTCCCGGCCCCTGTACTTCTCTTGCTGTACCCGGAACAACCTGCCCGCTTCTGACATCAAATAATCCGCCGCCGGTATTCACATAAAAACGTCGTGGATCTTGCGGCGGTGCATAATTCCCCATCTGCTGGACAGCCCCTGTATCACCGTTTATTCCTACAAGCTGGCCATTCGGCATTGTCTTATAAGAAATATTCGGTTTATCCAACGCGTTGATGTTATTCAGCATATTCATGTCAATCTGCGGCAGCCCCAGTTGCTGGGCACGGTAATTATAAGCGGCAATCCGCGGCGCCATCGCCTTAAGTTTCTTCGGATCATAACCGCTGACTGCCGCATTCCCGTCTTTATCCGTAGTATAGACGAGCTGATTCAGTATATCCTGTCTTGCCGGCTCAAGAACGCTGTCCTGATAGGTTCTAAGCTGTTTACCATATTCTTCTGCTGTGTCATTTTCAAGCATTTCTTTTGCCATACGCGCTGCTTCCTGTTGTCCATAGCCGCTCTTGATGAAGCTGACATACGCCGCCCCGGCTTTATTCCGAAGCGACTGCTTAATTTGGCTCCTGTCAGGCGTACTTGGCTGTGTTTGCGGCTGTGTCTGCTGTATATTCAACTGATAATGGGGAGCTGACTGTTCTAATGCGTCCTGCCCCGCCGGAGCCGAAGACTGCAAAGGCTGTGCGCCAGCAGTGTTGATCTTGAAATGAGGTATTGCTTTTTCAAGACCGTCCTGTGCAAAAAGACCGCTACCCATCTGCGGGGTCTGCGGCTGTGTCAATTGAGACAAAAGTCCCGGGGACTGTTCCTCTTGATAGCCCCCGAATACTTTTGTTGCATAATCTTTAGCATTGCGAGTATCCTGTATCTTCTGCAGACGGTTTGCCGCCCACAGTCCCGCCAGATTCCCAATCTGATCCCATAGTGATTTATCCTGTACATAGATAACACTCATGATTATTTACCCGCTTTCTTAGCAACCGTCTTTCTTCTTGTTGCCGGCTTCTTAGAGCTGCCGGCTTTTTCTTCTGCTTCGTTACTCTCTTCTGCAGATGCTTCCGTTTCCTGCATAGGTTCTTCTGCAGAATCTTCTGTTTTCTGTTCTACGGGAACAACGTCAACCGCTTCTGCAGGAATAATGTCTCCATCCTGTCCATTGGCTGTCTTGTCAGCTTCCGTTAAGCCTTCCGCCAAAATGCCGTTTGCATAGAACATATTGTCACCGGTCAATTCCAGTTCATAAACCTTTTCTTTTCGACCGGTTTCTACAATTGATGTAATCAGTTCAAATCCGTTTACTGTCATGACACTCTCACCTTCGGAAAGTTCGGTTAAAGGTTTCTTTCCATCAGGCGTCATGAATACTTCCGTCTGCGTGGTTTCTACTGCAAAAGACGGGGTATTGAGCTCATAGATATCCGCTTCACCCATATCATGAAGTTCTGTAACCTCATTCACTGTGCCAAGAGAAACAACCTGATCACCAAATGCCATCTGTTCAATAGCAACTGCACCTTCCGGTGTTGAAATTTCTGTTCCTGCTGTAAAACATGCTAAATAGCTTCCTAATCCGCTCATAAGACCTCCAAAAAATCCGCCGCTCCCTTGACGAACAACCGTCTGCGCGGGAGAAGCTACTGAATACCGCTGCTGTGATAATTGAGATAATAAACCTTGCGTTGGTGCATTTTGCCCTGTCGCCATCGCTAAATACTTCATAGGCGTGTTGGTCGCCGCTTCCTGCGCCGTTGCCGCCGTTTTAATCGGATCCGTTGCCATCTGCTGTGACTGGTTCGCCAGCTGTGACAGCGTTGAAATACCCTGCTGTCTGTTGTTGAAATTCGTATTTGCCAAATCAGCCTGCTGCCCGTAGCCGGAAAGTTGGTTCCTAAACATATCACCCAATAGCCCCGCCTTACCGTTAATGCCCGCCAATTGACTGTTATAAGCTTGTCCGGCAAGTCCCGCGGCTGTCTGCATATCATTTCCGTACTGTGCGGCCAGCGTATTAGATGCATTTCGAGAAATATCATTGAATGCGCTGTCCGCCTGTGAAGAATTGATAATTCCCCGGCTGGCCAGTCCGGACAATGTACTCCCGACTGTATTCGTTAAATCAGCTTGTAATGCCTTTTGTCGATTCTCCGCATAAGAAGATGGCAGCACACCGTTTAACAATCCTTGCATAGCAGTATTATTGTTCTGCATGGCCGTATTGTATTCGGACGCCAATTCTTTATTTCCCTGTGTCATAGACTGAATAGCATTCCACAGCAGCCCAGAGAAACGATTGTTAGCCGCTGCATTAGCGTCTGTATTTGCATTTACCTGCGGAATCAGTCCCTGTACCAGCTGATTATTGGCCGCCGTCTGATTTTGCGCCCGGTCATACAATGTCTGCCAGTTGGGATTCGGTGTAACCTGTTGGCTGCTTAGTGCTTGATTAGCCATATTCAGTAGGTTTTGTGCCACCGGCTGTGTAGTCTGTGCCCATTTCAGCTGTTCTCTTTGTAGTGCCTTTTCTTCCGCAGACTGTTGGGGAACCTGTGCGGGCTGATAGGTTACTTTAGTCCCTTTCCCCCCACCGAAAAGCTGTAAATCAAATTGTAGCATGCAATCTCCTTTCTTAACGCAAATGCTCTATTGTGCCTGTTAGTACAAAATAATGATTATTCCCCTCATCGTAATCCAAATCCGGATGGCGTTGCATTTTCCATTTACGAATATGCGCGCGGGGATTTCTTGTCGTGAATGTAACGATCTTTGATAATCCGTTCATTTTCATAACTTTCTTAATATAATCCACCATGCCCGCCACTTTTCCGTAAGTCTCCAACATTGCAAAGTATCGTTTTTCTTCATACTCCAGAATGCCCCATATGAGGAATCCTGTATCGGGGAAATATTTCAAGTGACGGTTGCGTTTATCGTGGCAGTCTCCATCAAAAAAGAACCCTGTCAGATCGACGGATTCTCCTGTAATACGTTCATAGTCTTTTATCATTTCCTGTAAACTTGATAATTTCAATTCACCTCATCATCCTATCTTGTTCATGCATTATTAATATCAGCTGACCATGAGACAACAAGCGGGTCATTTCCTTCAAACAAAGAAACAAGAGCATCCCCCCCAACGTATATCGCCCATTTATATTCTTTGAAACTTTTAACAATCACAAACGTGTAAACTGTTCCTGGAGTGACATTTACATATTTATCCCATTCTCCCGCTGAGGTACATTTTATTTTCGTAATCAATCGAGGACATGTCCAGTCATAAGACGCACCATTATAATTTTGCACTGTAAAACTGCCGGTAGGGATTGCTACTTTTAAAATCGCAAATTCCCGGCCTGCACTGGCTACATAACATCGTAAAGGACTTGCCTGCGGGTCATTAAACTCCCCCAGTTTTACATAGCCATCTCTCCCATCTACATTGACATACGTTCGCGGGTCTGGACATTCGTTCTGGTCATCATATACATCACATTGTCCTGTTTCTCCATTCTCTTTCTGATAGCATAAATGTTTAAATACACTCATAAACACAACCTCACGCAAACCATATGTAATTATTACCAATTTTTAGCTTATCGTCTTTGGTTATCATTGCAAGCTGATACCAGTTATCTGTAACTCTGATGTCATCAGGGTGATTAAAAAATCTATAAAACAGTCCGTGTGAATTGGCAGCATATAATTGTCCACCCAATGCACGGCTATCAGTAGTTGACCAAGGAAATGATATCATAGTCCCCCACTGTTTTTGCCCATTAATATTAATTTCATTTGCTTGGTGGACGACAATGCCATTAAAATCAGCATTTCTTACTGTTTTCGCATACCACGCATTCATTTCATCAGTATTAGTAAACTGTCCTGAATATATTGCGCCAGCATAGCGACGGCTTGCAATATCAGCTAATCCGCCTTGTGTGCCATTGCCAAAACGATATGTGTTAATATCGTGGTCACGAAAGCCGAACTGTATGGTGTCTGCATTTCCCGCAAAATTAACTTCGTTACTATAAGTTACTGGCAAAGGAATCCCTTCACGATAATAGCGGGAATCAGCCTTATCCTTAGTGTAGTAATTATCGGGATCAAATATTTCTTTTTTGTTTACAACATCTATCGTTATTTTTGAACAATCTGCATCTGGAGTGATTTTAATGTTATCCCCGGCAATTAACTCAAGGACAGCCTGTTTCACTGCCGCAACAAGTTCTTTGTCACCGATTTTCACTTTAGAAAATGCGTTTTGATTAACTTCCGCCTCGTCTTCAATACCGGACAGCTTTTCTTTTTCAGCCTCCGTCATTTCTACCGCTGCCGCATTATTCATATACTCAATCTTTGTTACGCCGGTTGCATTCGTCGTTACCGCTGCAACAAAAACTCTTACGACAGCTTTCCATTCCGTACCATTGTAGTAATACATCTTCTGTTCAAGTGTGTTGAATACATGAGTATTTGCAGTAATGCCGGATGGCAAAGAAGCAGAAAATACCGGTTTTGTTGTTACGCTTCCGTAAGATAAAGCACCTGTGTTATTCCGTTCTACAAACAGATAGCTTGTTGCGTTAATCGGCAGTGTCCATGCACTGATTTTCTTGTTAATTGTTTCTATATAATCTTTCGCGCCGTTTTCGTCGAAACCGTCCGCCAGTGTTAAAATTACAGGTATCGTACTTCCGTCAATAATGACCGACAATCCATCACCGGAAAGGAAGCTATACTTCCCGCCGTTGTTTTTTCCGTATAAAATACGTTGTCTTAAACCGCCCCCGTCGCCTTTTGATTGTGCGGAAAGCGCATTCCCGATTGTCTTGATTTCTTCCCGGTTCTTCAATACGGCTTCTTTTGTACTGTCTCCCTGCGGCGTTGGGTTTAAAGGATATTTTTCTGTATAAGGCATTTAAACTTCCTCGCATGTATAATCAAACTGCCGCAAAGCGATAGCGCCTTTTGCGACGAATATTTTTATCTGCAGATGGCGGTTCGCTCCGCCGCCGATCTTATTCACTTTCGTATACTCATTGCTATTCAACCTGCCGGTTGCGTTAATCAATTTTTCATTCGCATAGTATAACTTTGTACCAGCCGCTTTGAATGTAATAGGTTTTGCCCGTTTATCGCTGATTGTAATGCTGCCATAACCTTCAATGCGGTTACTTGATACAAAATTATATGAAAACAGCAGCAAGAACAGTCTTTGCGCCAATCGGTTACCTGAAACAATCGACGTCGTAATCTGTTCTCCGTCATCAGTATCTATACTTGAATCAAGAATGCCTATTTTATTACCATAGGCAATATAAATATTCTTGCCTACCGTCATCACATCATGCAGATCATGAACGAAAGACCTTGACGTGAAAACACCGCGGCCATCCTCATACCGCGGCAGATAATGATAGATAAATATATCCTGATTTTTCCCGGGTTTAATCCACAGCTGTTTTCTTCCGGGAATATGCCACATCCGGGCTTGTTCCGATGTAATCGTTGTCAGTTGTGCATTAATATTAAGACCCACTTCGGACGGCTGAATATTCGCATACGTATTTGTCGGAACAAAACTCATCAGCCCCGCATCGCCCAGATAATAACTTCGGTCATCAATGCTGATTGAACTGCCGCAGCACAAAGCCGTTTCAGAAAGAGGATAAACAGCAAGTGTCTTCTCGTGTGGATTTCCAACTATCTGATAAGCTCTGCCATATTCTTTGTATACAATGATTGCCTTTGACAAGAAATCTATAGATACGATACAGCCGGGATCTTTATAGCCCACTTCTACATATTGCGCAGAAGAAGCATCATTTGTATTCGTTTTCCACGATTTATAATCGCCAACAGCTGACCACGTGATACGGTGTCCATAAATTGACGCTACCATGACGGAGCCGGAATGGCTGCTCACAAATTCGCAAGTAGGGCTTTCATCTACAGTAGACAGCACACCTGCGCCGGAAACAGTCTGCAGCTTACCGCCGGACGCAATCAATATATCATGGTCAAACGCATGATACTTTGGAATGCTGTTACCGGTTAATTTTCCCAGCTGTGTGACTGTTACGAAATCAGCGGTTTTATACAAATCACGGCCGCAGGAAAAATAATACTGTTTGCGGTAATTGTCATAATACAGACTTTCGATATCCGCTGTATGTGTATAAACTGTTCTTACGCCGGGCACCGTTTGAAGCGCACCGTCTGTCGGACTGTATTCACAGTTGATCGCCTGCGTTAAACTCTGTATATCAATGCTTTCTGCAGGCTTGCTCCAGTCCAAACCTAATCGGAAACCGTTCGTTGAAGCAAAGAAACGCTCACCCATATCAGCGCCCTCTTGCCGCTTGAATTGCCGTTGTCAAATCAGCAATAAATGCTTTATCTGCATTGGCATAGTCTACCATCAGGGATTTCCTTTTGACAAGAAAAGAGACCAGCTGCACAAGCACAAAATGAAAGATTTCACTGAATGGAATTGAATCAGTTTCATCCGATACATGCGGCTTTTTCACAGCATAAAATACATCATTGACAGTCTTTCCACCGTACGTCTGAAAAGACCCGTTCACAATGCGGACAGGGTAACCCGCCGTAGGAACAAACGCTGTAAAATCACCGGGTACCGGATTATTGTCATTAATGTCCATACTTTTTACAACTTCTCTGTCTTTCATCGGGACCAAAATCATCACGAGATAATCAATAGCCGCGTTAATATAAGGGATGTATTCTACGCTGTCATCTAAGATTTCATTCGTGTCCAGATTAATCATCGTAATCAGTTCGCCTGCAGTCATACGGCCAATACCCCCTTGCAATAAAACCACTTTCATCGTCCATTTGACGCGCCATTTCGGAAATCGTATCTTCCCATCCGGAGACAAATGATAAGTCTGCTTTTAGGATCCGCGCTACCATGTAATTCACCAGAAGACTTTCAATTTCCGCCGGATAACCGCTTTCATCATCTATCTCTTTATAATCTGCAGACGGAATATATACGACGGTTAATCCTCGTTGCAGCGCATTTTTCGCAGTAATGATTTTGTGGCCTTCCATCGTGTACTCAACAGAATGACCATACATATCCTTTACTGATACAATCTGTAATGCGAAAGAAGAAAGCACAATCGTCGGTCTGTTCGGAACTCCTGTCTCCGTTACATGTAAAATATCCGGAATATACCGCGCTATAAGCTTATGCAGAATATGATTGCCTTCGTTATAAAACTCCAGAAACTGATACGGCGTATAGTTCACCTGCGACGTATCGCCTACCTGCATATACGCACGGTTAATCAAATCTTTTACAGTCATGGTTACTCCTTAAGAAAAGGAAAGAGGGCTTTTTACAGCCCCCACCTTATCTCCATTGAAATTACTCTACAGCACCGCCGGTCATGACCTGAATCACGCCGTAGTCCTTGCTGTTGTAGATGGATTTTTCAATGCCACCGAAGAACGCGATACCATTCCCCTGTACATTGCCGTAATCATCCTCATCCTTAATGAATCGAGCTTCACGAGCCACAGCGAAGCATGCCGCCTGCTGCCCTAAAAGCAAATTATGAACAACATTTGCGGAAGACGCACCGGTTTTCGTATTCATGATACGTTCATATTCATACAGCACAACGCCGTCATATTCGCCGAGCGCTCCGGTGAAAATCGGGTTTTTGCTGCCGCGGATTGCCGCGTTCTGCTGTGCCGCCTGCCATATCGGATCCGCTTTCAAGTCACGCGCTGCCCATGTGCCGACAAGCATGATGTATTTCTCCTGCCCGTCAATCTTGAGCGGTTTCACTGTCGGTTCATGCATTTTAGCCTTGCGTTTTGCGCGGCCGATTACCGCACAAGTCAGCTTGTCATTAGCCGTTAAAGAAACCTCTGTTCCTGCCGTAGACGCAATAAGACGTTCACCGGTTGTCGGATTGGTGGTCAGTGCGGAAATCAGCTTGTTATCTTTCCAGTCAGACAGCCACTGCACCAATACCCCCTTGATAAGAGGCAAATTTTCGTACGGAGATTTCTGGTCATCCGCCTCAAAGCGCGTAACTGCGTTTCTGACCAAAGTAGTCTTTACGCTGAAATCATACATCTGCATTTCTTCTTCATTACCTTTGAGTGTGTTATTCCCGGAAACGCCGTTACCTTTAAGATTCATTGCCAGTCCAAAGTTTACTTCATCGCCTTTAGCCTGTTTTAGATCTTTATTCGTATGAACAACATTACTCCCATTAGTAGACGTAAACTTATCAAAATAAGAAGCTTTTAAACCTTCTCTCCACACTTTTTTCGTCCAGAGCTTAGGAACTAATTTTTCAGGAATTTTAAATTCATGTGCCATATTTCATTCTCCTTTTTGTAAAATAATTAATCACCGCAGAGGTCATCAATCTGCTTTCTGATTTCCGCCGGCAGCTCATTTTCACGACCCTCTTCCACATATTTGAGAATTTCTTCCTCAGACAGTTTCGCGCCGGTCGGAGCGCCGCCGTTTAATGCACTTGCTTTCGGCAGTGTTTTAGCCGTTTCAAGCGGATTTTGCGTAGGCGTGGTCATCGCCGATTTTACTTTTTCAGCAAAATCACGAATAACTTTGAAGTCTGCATCCGTACCTACCCCCTGATCAACGCGGTTGAATGCCTCATCAATCGGAGCAGCATCTTTTCGCGTCATGCCGTCCAGCATTTCAGTGCCCTTCTGCCACAGCTCGCCGATATTCGGAATAGCTTTAAGTTCACCGATAAACGCTACATTTTTCTGATAGGTTTCCTGCCGCTCTTCCTGCTGGCGTGTCATCTGATATTCAATCCGTGCCTGTTCATGAAGAAGTTCCTGATACTTCTGGGCGTCAGTGAACATCAAATCAGACGCGTCATCAATCTTGAGCCGACGTGCGGCTTCCTGCTGCGCATAACTCTTAATTTGATTCAAATCTTCCGGAGATAATACCGGTTTCTGTGACATGCTCATCTGCGAACGCAAAGTATTAGCCGCTTCTTCGGCTGCTTTCCTGCGGGCCCTTTCTTCCGCTAACGCTTTCTTTAAATCGCCGCCTGCCGGATTGTCTTCCGGCTCTTTTGCCGGTTCAATTTTCGTTTTAGGTTCCGATTCAGGATCAGGGTCAGTTTTCGGCTGTCCGTCTGTAGAATTGTCTTCCGGTTTTTTTGGATCATTACCCGCTGGTGTTGCCGGTTCCTGATTATCAAGACCTGCTTCTTTCAAATCTTCCGCGTCAAAGCCTAAATCTTCTGCGTCAAGCATTGCTTCATTTTCCATGATTATCTCCTTCTGCCGGTTTAACGACGTCGGCGGTCGAATGATTTTTGTAGTAGTTTACCGTCTCTTTTCGGACGAAAGAAAAAAGCCTTTTAACGTCGTTGCTTAGGACGATATATCAAAGCACTACTGCTTTAATAACGTTGTGGTATCTGCGGTTGCACCGGCGGAGCTATTGCCCGCCCTTTCAATGCGAGCCGTTCCTGCATAATCTGCTGCGGTGAAATATTTACACCGATAGACTGTAATGCAGTAGACAACGCTTCCGCCGGTAAATCCTCAATACTTGCGCTGACCTTGAAGTCCGGCATCTTAGGCTGTTCGGAAGCCTGCTGCATACGCTTCTTGACGGTTTCCTTTTCCGGGAAATCCATGAAGTCAAGAATAATGTCCATCGGTATGTCAACACCCGCTTTCTTCGCCTCAAGCAGCTGATACAGATTCGCCCGCCGTGCGGTAGCGCTTGCCTGCGATGTTGTAATGACAATGTCGAAATCGAAAGCGGACAAATCATACAGCACTTTAGTCACCGGATCTCCGTTTTCATCTGTTACCGGCATACCGTTCTGATCTACCGCCTGCTGTTCCTGCATGGCTTGACCTAACCCCGGCTGTATCTGCACAAACTCTTTTTTGCCGTCTTCGCCAAGAATTCGCATAACTTTATCTTTGTTATAAAACTGCGGAATCAATCCCGGCGCGTAGGTGTCTCCCCACAAGAGTTTTACAATCTGCAGTTCAGCTTCTTTGGCTTTGTCGAATATTTCGGCGGTCTGCACCGTGGTAACTGACTGCCGTAAGTCAATCGCCTTTCCGCTCATTGCCCCAATACTGCCTGACAGGCTCTCCGGAGTAATGCCTGAAATCGTGTAGAAATCACTGCTTGAGCGGTTTTCAAGCTCTATATTATTGACGGACTGCGCCGATGGAAGCCCGTCAGTAAATGTCACGCCCGGCTTCAAGAAAATATTAGCGCCCGGCGTTGTAGAAAGATTCCGAATCTCCCGTTTCTCTTTTTCATCAAACTGCGGTCCAGTCCAAAAGCGAACACCGAGCGACTGCTGATTGACGATATGCATACGCTGGCTGCGGTTCTTGTTGAGTTCGCGCTGTGCGTCTTTCAGATCCCGCACAATGCCCGCCGGTTCCAATCCGTCATCTACATCCTCACCGTAACCGGATAAGTAGCAATACTGCCGCACAAGTGGGAATTGATTGTGTTTGTATGGACTTTCGCCATCTTCAAGTAACACTTCCCCGCAGAATGTCGCGTATCTGATTTTTGTAACCGGGATTTCTTCCGGTTCCGCTCCGGACATTAAAAAAGCCGAATATAAATCCGGCTGCGATTCATCAACAATCATCCCATCTGCAGAGAAAATCTTCTTCCGCGTGTACTCTTTGTACCAATATTGAACTACCCTTAACTTCTTTAAATCCCGCGAATACCAGAGCGGCTCCGTATCAACCGTTTCCAATTCGCTGTCATCGTATTTATGCGCGAGCATGGCAATTTCATCTGCTTTGTCCGCATATATTTGCTTCAATTTATCCGGACTTTCCCAGCTATAACGCCCGCAGTAGAAAGCGTCTGACAAATCATCTTCTTTGCATTCTGGGTCAACGAACACATCAAAAGGGCTGACGTTTTTTATCTGTATCCGCCCATCCATCCGGGCGTAATCAAATTCATAACTGACCCAATAATTTCCGACGCCACAGATGACAGCGTCTTTGAATGCTTTCTTTTTAACACTCTGGTAATTTGTCTTGTCGAAAGTATATTTTGTAATCCCTTTGGCCACACGTGCTACCCGGTCATCTTCTTCCGAGCGCGGCAGAAAATCCGGCTCCGTTTCATTCTGCGCCGCATAACCGGACAGCAAGTTAATAACCGGGCGTATACGATTAATTGTAATAACCGGACGGGATTTCTGTTTCATTACTTTCAAGTCCGCGTCCGTCCACTGCTTACCGCGCATGAAATCATAATCTTCTTTTGCACTTTTGCGCCATTCACTGGTTAGCTGCAGTGCCTTTTTTACATTATTCCGCGCTTCGGACAAATCAAAACTCATTCGACAAGTTCTCCCTTAAACATCATTCCATACATTTGTTCAAGCTGCCACTGCGGCATTTGAGACACAAACGCCGCCAGCTCTTCATCGCTTTTCTTTGCCGGAATTAAAATCCCGTTCTCCATATGTTCACCGTACTCTGATTTAAGCACTCTGTATGCATAATCTCTTAATGCCCTGTCGCTCATTACACTCCCCACGCCGTCGGTTCATCTCCTTCCTCATCTTCATATCTATATCCATCATTGAATGGCTTTTCTGCTTTTACCGGCTGAATCGGACGGCTCATCAAGAAATATCTGACGCTGTCGTAACTATGGTCTTCTTGCTGTGTATCCACGTCCTCGACTTTGTGCTTATCGTATGTCAATGCCGGCAGCGTCCGTATCAAGTGATAACACGTTTTGAATATCTTGAGCTTTCGTTCTTTCAGCCTCAGATGTACCTGCATTTTCCCTGCCAGTCTGTCATTATCCGCCGGATACCATGGCACGCCTTCCGCTGCGAACACTTCTGCGATTGACGGTCCGTCATGACCTGTTTTCTGCCATATTGCCGGATCCGCAATTCCAAACTCACTGCCCAAATGTTTAATCTTCTGCGCGACTTCCCGCGCCGTTTCCTGCGTACCTGTGTTAACTGTTCCCGGCTTGCAGCCGTACCACTCATTAATTACATAGACAACACCATCATAATTGACTGCATATTCGTAGATTGCATACGGCTTACTGTATCCCCAGTCCATCGACCTGCCGCGCTGCCAGCTTTGTGGGATTTCAAACGGTTCAATGACATGTATATCCGTCCGGAACTCCTCAAAAACCTGTCCTTCGAATATATTCCAATCGCCTTCTCGATATGCTTTTCTTAGCTTATCCGGCAGCGTATCAAGTGCGTCACTGTATCCCGCCGGTAAGTAAGGATTGTCATCTATCCGCGCCTGTACAAACGCAATTTTATTTGCGAAATCCCGCATTTCCGGCGGGATATTTCTGTCAATGAATAGGTTTTTGACCCACATATGCCCCTTACCGCCCGGGTTCGTTCCGGCAATCAGCTTAGGGTCCTCAACGCCAACCCAGCGCAGGCGCATACGCAAGAAATCAAAAACAGACTGCTCATTCAGCGTCAGCTCATCAATCGCAATCGCCGCAAACTCTGATGATAAATACTTAGACGGATTATCCAGATTGCGGAAACATATCACTCCGCTGCCGAACGCAGAATTCAGTGTAAATTCATGCGTCGCTTCTTTATAACTGCCGAGCCAGTCCGGAAATTCCATTTTTATCTTTGACAACTGTCTATCACGCAGTGCCGGATAATCTTCGCAAAACAGCCCAACGCGGATACCTTTTAATTTCAGATGTTTATACCATCCAATTAGGAGATAAACCAATTCCCAGCGCAAAATATACGATTTCCCGCCACCTGCTGCACCGCCATAAAGAATGTATGTATTATCTTTCACCGTCCGCATAAATTCCCGTTGTTTTACCGTTGGATGAATAATATCATTAACAAGATTAATCGTCTGTACTGATGTCATCATCTACCACCAGATTAATTCCGATATTGCCGGATAATTCTTTCTCTTGTTTGTCGCGCCATTCCGGTTTCCGATTCGTCAGCCAGAAAATAAGTGCTTTCACGTCCGGCGGTACATGTCGCGTCACACGCTTAGTTACTTTCATCACTGCTTTATTTCTTGCGTTTTTATCCGCAATCAGCTCTGATGTCGTCTCTATATAGTCATATCCTTTGGCTCTTTTTAATAATGCGTTTTCAACTTCAATGTCAACAACTTCTTTCCCGCGCGATAAAGCCTCGGAAAATTCGGGGTACTTTTTAATCCATGTGTATAACGTATCTTGATTGATGCCGATATTATGCGCAATTTGCTCATTGCTTAAACCGTCACGCGCCCATGCCTGCAAGCGTAAAAGATTATCCGGCTGCAGCCATTTTGCATACTTGCCTTTTGCACCCACAGTAATCACCGTCTTTTCATAATTTTATAAAATGGTATAGAAACAATTTATAGCAAAACATCTTGAAAAAGTATTGACGATTCAAAGATGATATAGTAACTGTCTCTTATACACATCTGACGCTGCCGACGATAGCCTTG